GAAACTTTATTACGGTCGTTAGTTTTGCAACCGCCACCGCCAGCGCCCATACTATCTGCCCAGTTTCGGGTGAATCTAGAGTCTACGTTGTTGTCCGCTGCTGTCACTCCGCCACCATTAGCACCATCTGCGTTAGCATCACCGGCACACCCACCTCTAGCAGCATTTACACCTGTAAGGCTTCCGAACGTTGAATTACCAGCTATATTTATGTTCGAATCGCCCATACTACCTTCCGCAGTGAACATATTCACCCGTATTATCCGAGTGCCTTCATGACACGCGCCCCCACCACCAGTGCCGCCACTTGTATAATTATACGAGCCATACTTAGAAGAGCCTTCGCCTCCGATACCTGCACCACCAGTAGCTATGTCGTTGTTCTGTCCATCGCCTTCAATACTACCACCACGATACCCGACACCTTGAATTGCAACAGCGCCACCGCCCGTAGCAACTTTTTTACCACTACCCATAGAATCATTTGCCGCTATAGAGCCGCCAGTACCGCCAGTAAAATTATATGTTCCGTTGCTTGCCGCACCACCTGCTGCCCCGGCTCTAGCTGAGTCAGAACTTCCGGCTTCAGCGCCACCAGTACCACCGTTAGCGGTTAATGTAGCGGATAGGTTAGTACCTGCAACAGTTGAGTTACCGCCAGCCACACCTGTTGAACTCGAACTATTGAAAGGGGTAAGCCCACCAGCACCAACGGTCACTGTAAAACTACCATCAGTAGTTACCTCTAGACCTGTAAACTCGCAATAGCCTCCAGCGCCACCACCGCCAGCAAAGCCAGCACCTTTACATCTACCGCCAGCTCCACCACCGCCAATTACTATAATGCTAACTGTTCCATTTTTTGGGGGTACAAATGTTTGAGATTTATCTAAAACAATCTCTTGAAGAACACCTCCACCGCCACCGCCACCTGCTGAAATTAAATCTGTTAAATTACTCATTAGATAAATACCCATGCTGAAGTTGATATGCCAATAAGACTAATGCTCATGTTAGCTACATCAATTGTTAAGTTTGAAGATTGTCCTGCAATGGTGCTGCTATTGCGACCAACCACGGTGTTTACAAAGTTACCTACAGTTATAAAAACTCGCATACCAACTGTAGGAGTTGGAAGCGTTAGCGTTACTCCAGCAGTACCAACAAAATGATGCGTGTTAGCTGTTGCGTTAGCGTTGCTGCCAACTGTAGCTGTGGGAATACCTGCGGCTATAGTAGCTGTTAGAGCATCCGTACCTACAGCGCCATCTGCAATGTGAGCAGCGTCAATAGAGCCGTTAACATACTGATCGCTGTCTATACTGTTTGCAGACATATGCGCTAAGTCAATAGAGCCGTTAACATACTGATCGCTGTCCACACTGTTTGCAGACATATGCGCTAAATCTATGCTACCATTAACATACTGATCACTGTCTATACTGTTTACAGACATGTGCGCTAAATCTATGCTGCCATCAACGTACTGATCGCTGTCCACACTGTTTGCTGCCATCTTAGCAAGAGTTACTGCATCGTCTGCTATACCTGCCGTTACAATTGCATTGTCTGCAATCTTAGCAACCGTTATTTGATCATCAGCTATGTGTGCTGTATCTATAGAACCATCTACATAATGTTGAGAATCAATAGCATCATCAGCAATCATTGACTGCACAATAACATCATTACCAATAACTAAATCAATTGTGTTATCACCGTCTTGATATGTAGCGGCAATACCAGTTTCAGTATTGCTACTAAACATTGCACCCACAGTATCAGAAATAACTTCGCTTAAATCAATATTAGCTGATCCATTAAATGAAACACCGTGGATAGTTCTTGCAGTAGCAAGTGTAGTAGCTGTTGCTGCTAAAGCTACTGCTATATTAGCTGATCCATCAAATGAAGTACCACCAATTGTTCTAGCAGTTGCCAAAGTTGTAGCTTCTGCTGCTAAAGCTACTGCTATATTAGCAGAACCGTCAAACGAAGTACCACCAATAGTTCTAGCAGTTTCAAGTGCTGTAGCAGTTGCTGCATTACCTGATGTATCTGCTGACCCAGAAACTACTAAGTCAATAGTGTTGTCAGCATCTTGATAGGTTACAGTTATGCCTGTTTCAGTGTTGCTGCTAAACATTGCGCCTACGGTGTCTGAAATGACTTCAGCTAAGTCAATGTTAGCTGTGCCGTCAAATGATACTCCGTGGATTGTTCGGGCTGTAGCGAGCGCAGTAGATGTTGCAGATAAAGCAACCGCTATGTTTGCAGTGCCGTCAAAAGAAGTTCCACCGATAGTTCTAGCTGTTTCAAGCGCAGTAGCTGTTGCAGCGTTTCCTGTAGTGCTTTGATTTAGTGTGCCGATTGCAAAGTCTAAGGTATTGTCAGCGTCTTGATAAGATACTGTGATACCTGTTTCAGTGTTGCTTGATACCATTGCGCCTACAGTATCTGCAATAGTTTCTGAAAGCGTAATACCAGCTATTGTTATTGCATCAGCTTCCAGTGTGCCATTAATGAATGCATCTTTAAACTGTAGTGAGCTTGTACCCAGATCAATATCATTATCTGTTACAGGTACAATTGCACCGTCTTGAATGCGTATCTGCTCCACGGTTCCGCTGCTTACTTGAACATAGAAGCCCCAGCGGTTGTTAGTGCTGTCAACTAAAATTTTATTTAAAAAATCTTGATCACCAATAATTTCAATGTTTCCACCTTCACCAGCTCCACCATCATGTTGGTGTCCAGTGGTTCCTGTAGAAGCATAGACAAAAGCATTTAAGAGTTTATTGTACTCATCGTTAAATAATGCCGCCGTTACTACATCGCCATCATCAAAACTGCTTTGTCGTGTATAATTTGATCCTGCCATTTCTTATCTCCTGCCTGATGGCACGTAATTTATATATAAACCATTTATTGAGTAAGGAGGATTTTGATCCTCTGTTCTAATTTGGAAACTGACAGTGTGTCCACTACCTTCAAGAACTTGTCGAGACATTGGATCATTAGTGCCTTCAAAAATAGCACTTGCAAAAACAGCAGTTCCAAAAATAGGAGGGAGAGGAATACCTAGTAATACTATATCCGCAGGCTGTGAAACATCAACGTCTACAAAGTCATATTGAGTTCTAAGTGTAGGAGCAAGTACGCCTTCAGGAGAAACAGAAAGTTTTAAGTACTTCATAGTCTTTCTAGTTCCGACATCTCCAAAGTCTAAAAACGGTGTAGTATATTTAGCTTCAATGTTAAATGCAGACGCTTCGGCTGTAAAAAAGTTACCTGAATCGTGATTATAAATAAACCCGTTCTTATCACCGTGATGAAGTTTTTCAACTCCGGTTGAACTAAAATCAGATACGATAGACGAACACTGTATTCCTTTTGTTTCAGCCCACTCAAAACCGTTCTGAGTTAAAGTTCCAATAATGCCTTTAGCACTTTCAATAGGCCCACCTACTGTAGAATAATACAATCTATACTGAGAGCGTCTACGCAATACACAACTTGTAATAACAAAATCATCAATGTCTTTAGCGATTGTAGAGGTTACAGAGTGTATCTGTCTGCTTACTGATCCTAACTCAACGTCACCAATACGGGCTGTTGCTGCAATAGATCGAATACCATCTGGACTTAAAAACACCAGATCACCACCAATTTCTTGAATGCTGTGGTGGCTCAAGCAACCTACGTTTTTAGCAATAGGCACAACAGCAATGTTTTGTGAGTCGTTTATGTTTATTAACTTATAGATACTGTTCTTACAGAAGACAATTAAGTCTGTTCGGAAACTTTTAAGTCCGACTACTTGATCATCAATAGCAATGTTACCAGAACCAGTTCCTGAAAAAGAAGAAGGGTCTAACGTAGCACTATAATAAATAGTGTTTTTAGCCGTAGGAGACCCCGCAGTAACAAAGTGCTTGTCGTGAATAACTCCGAAAGAGGGCGCAGTTGTTCCGCTTACAGTCACTTCTTCTGCAAAATAAGTTCGGCCTGATAATGCACCAGAGCCTGTCATTTTAAATAAGAACGGCTTGTTCTGTGAATCACATACCAGAACCTGTCCGTATTCTTCGTTGCCTTCAAAAATCTCGATTGAACACTGTTTTTGATTTGTTCTTGTGAGTGTTGATCGACCATTGAATGTAGAGAAGTTATCTCCACCGCCTGCTACGCTTGCTTTATTAATTTGTATCCATGTAGTTCCTTCAAGCGTAAAGAAAATATCTGTTCCTGTACATGCAATAAGACCATCAGCATAGACAGCTAAGCCTAGTACAGGTGTATTTGAATTGGGTCGGTTATTACCAAAAGCAGAATAGCCATTTATGCGTCTATAACCGCCATCGGGATCGACCTCAAAGTTTAAAAGCTCTGTGGCAAATCCCGGCTGTCCTAACATTTCAAGTTGGTTTAGGTTAGTATTTAACCCGCCCTTACATGAAATACCAAAGGGTTGTGAAGCAGCCATTAAACAAACCTCATTCTGTCATCTACCATGTTAGTTGGCACAGGCTCAACAAGATTAGAACGCATGCTGCGTAGTCCTTTCTTATAATCATCTAGAGCAAAAGCGGCTGACTGCGGGTTGTCTTTAAACTGCCACATGTAGTATCTAGCTCTTGCAAGCAATACAGGATAGTAAACATCAGCAAATAAAAGAGTATCACCGTGTGCAGATAGTCTTGCAGGTGCAGCCCATGCATAAAACCATGTACGATATTTTTTATCAGGGATAGGGCTAAGTCCAAACTTTCGAGAATCTGGACTGCGTATTACGTGGGTCGGTTGACCGTGTTGTTGTGCGTCTGCATCGTCTAAGTTTTCTGCGACTCTGCGATAAGTTTTCCACTCGTCAATAGAAGTAAAGCCTAAGTTACTTGCTGTAAAAGGAGCTACTTCATCTGTTACTCCTACAGTAGTGAGAAAGAAGTTGTCCCAATCTATAGAATTATAATCTGTTGTAGTGTTAGAGCTGGCAGGTTTTAACTCGTACCAACGTGTACCTGCTACTGTCTCTACATATACATTGCCGTACATGGGGTCTGAAGTTCCACTTTCAGCGACAGCTAGAAAAGGCCACTGTGGTTCAGAATTAACTATGTCAAAATAAGCTCTGTTGATAACATCTTTAGCGTGTTGTTGTACGCTTCTTGCAGCAGCAAAAGTAGCAGAGGTCAGCGCAACTTCATTCAACTCTCGCAAGAGTTCATTTGTTAAATCTAAGAAGGTTGTTGCCATTAGTTATACTGCCTTTGATTTAGTTGCGGGGCTTTCTTTCTTACCCCAGATTGCGTCCCAATTTGTTTCATATTTTTCTTTGTTCTCAGGTTTGTACCAGCTCCCTGTATCTCCTAAGTTTTTTCCTTTCTTCGCGCCTTTGATCATTACAGGCTTTGTGTTACTTCCTACTAAAGGCATAATATCTCCTTAAAGATCAGGGGGCTTTTACACCCCCTTCTCTCAGTACTTACTTAGTCGATACCGTAGAACGCTGAAACCATTGCTTCAGGACGTAATACTTTAGCACCATAAACGTGCAAGCCGCGACAGATGTCACCAAAGCTATCTGGGTCACGAAGGACTTCAGTGCTTGTGATGGTCTGTGCAGTAGCTGTAGAACTAATGTGTCCACAAACTACCTGACCCGCTGCGTTGCTAGGAGTAGCAATGTTGTTAGACTTGTACATGTCAAAGCCACGTAGCTTACCAGTAGATACTAGACCGTTACGGATAGAACCTTGACCAGCGTTAAAGTCAACAGACATAAGCTTAGAGCTTGACTGACCTAACTGCTCGTAAAAGCTCGGTGGAGCTAAGAACCAACGACCTTCTTCAGGGACATCTTGCTCGTCAAGTAGACGCGCCATGTATGCCATTAGGTCTAGAGGATCGTGCTCGTTAGTACCGAAACCAATGTCTAGGTTACCAGTGCCGTCAAAAGTACCAGCAGCAAGGTCAGTAGCATTGTCGCTACCTAGAATGTGGTTAGGGCTTGAAGCTGAAACACCAGCGATCATCTTAGCAATAACACCTGCGTCAAATGCGTCACGCAAAGCGTAAGCAGCAGATGAAGCAGCAACTTCTTTAAAGTTAACGTGAGACATAGAAGTTTCAATGTCATCTACAATAAACTTAAAGGCGTTAGCTGTGTCAACAACCAAAGTAGTTTCCTGATCGGTAAGTGCTGTTTTAGTTACATCTGCACCACGCTCATAGTTGACTACGGTAATTACTGGCTCTTTGATAATCTTTACAGAATCACCAAACGCAGTAATGTCACCTGCATAGTCAGTATTAGTAATAGCTTCACAAACAGAAGATTTACGGAAGAAGTTTAGAACCTTCTTTGAGTAAACTTTCGGGAGGAAGAATGAGTTAGTTTGACCAGTGACAGAATTACCAAAGTTACCGTTGGTGTCTGTGCTTTGTTCAAATAGTGCATCGGATACGTTAAAAGCCATGTTATGTTTTCCTTAAAAGACAAATTAGATTATGGTATTACTCTACCTTCCATGATAGCGTCATCAATCTCGCTTTCGTATTTATCATACTGATTCATGGTAAGGGCAGAGATTTCCCGTTGAGTCCAAATCTTCGGCTGTTTTGTGTCTACACTAGTTGTTTTAGTAGAAACAAAATCTGCTGCTGAAGATTTAGGTTGTGACTGTTTTCCTTTAGCTTTGGGTTTAGAACTGATTCCAGTTTCCATTTTATAAAGATCAATAGCTTTGATAGCTAAAGCGACATTATCAGGGTTTTCATAAATCCAGCTTTGAATTGCTTCAGGCTGTTCTGTAGCCCATGCATGAAATCTGTCATCTCCTCGTATCTCATCAAAATCAGGATGACGAGACTTTAGAGTTTCTTCAGCTTCTCTGCGTTGAACGGCTGTTTCCCTTTCTTCAAGGACAGACATTTTCTGCTTTAAAGCTTGCATCTGTTGTTCACCTTGTTGGTAAGCTACAGTCTCCACAGTTTCATACAGATCAGGATATTGCTCTCTAAAATTATTAAGCTCTTCAACTGTCTTAGGCGGAGCATAGGCTGGTTGCCTTTCTATTGCTGCTGCTGTAAGTTCTTGTTCTTTCTGCTTAAAGGTTGCAATTTTCTGATCATAGTGCTTTTTTAAATCATCATATCGTTTTTTATAATTGGTTCCTTTTTCAGGAGTTCCTTCTTCTTGAGGGGCCGCTTGTTGGCGGGTAGCCTTAGATTTAGGTTCTTCTGCGTAGAATAACCCTCCTGCATCTCCTCGACTAGGTGCGTCATCAACGTGCCAGTCTTTACGAGAATTATAGGGGTTAGCTTGTTCTTCAGTTACTTCGTCCATTGCTTGAGACATTTGTCACACTCCTGTAGGGGCTTGTCAGTCTTTTCAAGGTAGCTGTATTGTTCGCGTTCAACACAGGGTCTCGATACTTCAAGGTAGCCTTTAGGTTAATTAAAATAATAAGGGGTTCAAATTAATGAAGTGGCCTTATTTCAGTACACTCGGCATGCGGTTAGCACTGAGCATTTGTTTTCTCAGGTCATCTTGCGTTGACTTCATCTGTTCCCCACCATACATCATTTTCTCATCTTGCATGGGATCAAGAGTTAGTCCACCGAACGCTTTCTTCATTAAACCACCGTCATAGGCTTTCTCAGCTTCGTCCATCATAGTTTGTAGCTGATCAGCGCCCATTTGATCGGTAGCCTTTTTGGTGAAAACAAATTCACCATCCGATAACCTTGCGGGAATCGAATCTGATACTCCAGTGCCAAGGCCACTTACTTCGCCTTCGCCAGAGAACTCTCCTGCAACATCCATAACCTTATCAAAGATGCCACTTAGACGTTCATCACCTTCTAGAACGCCCATTAAATATTCTTGTTCTTCTGTATCTAAAGACTCGCCTAGTACATAGCCTACGTAGTCTTCTTCCATCTCATCATCTGGTAGCTGTGAAGCTTCTGCCGCTTCTTTCTCATCTTCTGGGATGTTGTCGTATGTGTCTTCAGGCATCTCGTCTTCCATTTCCATTTCAGGAGGCATGAGCATAGAGCCTTCAGCGTACTTTAGTTTTCCACCTACATTTTTAGCTTCGCGTACATTATACTCACGACCTTCAAATTCGAAAAACTCTGCTTTTTCTTTTTTAGCTTCTCGTTGAGCTTCTCTAAAAGCTTTTCCACTATCACTATCTTTTTTATAGGTAGGATAGTCTTCAGGATTTATTCTTTCTTCTTCAGAGTCTGACATGACTGCAAGAGTCCCTGAACCGCCTAATAATGTTCCTACTCCTAATCCTGTTGCTCCAGTTACAGCTTTATCATCTCTTGAAGTTTTTGTAGCTCGTATTAAAGATTTAGTTTTTTCTTGATTTTCAGTTGCAGATTTTAAAACGCTTGTTACAAAAGCATCTAAATCGCCTTTGCCCCCACCACCAGTAGCATAGTTTTCAAACTTGTTTAAATCCCGCTGTTCAGACTTATTGTTTTTTAAAATTTGGTTAAGTTTATCAAAATTATTATCTTTGACATCATTAATAGCTGTTTGTATTTCTGCTCTTTTAGGTTCTTTTCCCTTTTTAACACTCTTGCTTTTCTTTACAGCCTCTATAATTAATTTGATTATGCCGCCTTTACTATACTCTTCACGTTCAGGAGAACTTAACATAGAGCCACCAGACATTTTGCCTTCTCTTTGATCTTTTATAAATCTTTCGTCAGCTTCTTTTAGCTTTCGATCCATTTCTTCTTGATCTAACATTTCTTGATGTTCTTTAGCATCTTCAGGCGACATAAATTGTTCGGGATCTTCTTCAAGATCTTGAATTGTTCCTCCGTCCTGATACGCGCTACGTTTTTTCATCTGCATTTTATAACGCTTATCGTCAACGGATTCACCGCCCATGTTATACATCTTATTCATATCTAAGAACCTTCTGGTCGTTGTTTAGCTTCTTGTATTTGTTCTTTTAGTTGTAGCAAATTAGCCAGAGAACTCACTCTCCCCTGCTTGCGGTACAGTTCCAGTTCCGATGTTGCCACCGCCAGTGCCTGTAGCTCCAAGGTTCGGAGGTTGTTGAGATGCTCCTTGAGGGCCTCCCATAGCTCCCTGTTGTTCGTCAGGGCCGACAGCTTCGCCGCCATTTGCTTGTCCAACATTTTGCGCTCCTATAATTTGTGCCATCATTGCCGCTTCTTCTGGATCGTTAAGGATCTCATCAGGGTCAAGATCAAGGCTGTAAG